GTGGAATTGGTAATTTCCCCCAAAGAATGTTTTTGGTGGCAACTGCAAAAATTACAGAAGCATTGACAGATTACAGCATAGGATCAAATGCACAAAGATTAGAAAGTTCAGCGGGTGGTAACACGAACATTGTACACGTGGTCAGAGATGATGTGACAGCGGCACCAACAGTGACCATAGGAACTGTTACGCAGAATTCGGCAGGAAGTTTAAGGTATATTTCTGGTGTTCCATATTACAATACAGGATCACCGAGTTTGACAGTTACAGGATCAACTGTGGCAAACTTTACCGGACAAGCATTCCAAGACACAACATCTCCTGTTGAGATAGACCCAGGCACAACACAAGAAGGTGCATCTGGAAACATCATAAGCAACTTAGATTTTACATATGCAAACATCGACGGTTCAACTACAATGTTGAGTGGTAGCACACCAAAAGTAAACATAGGTGTAGGAGGTGCATACACACTTGGAGCACTCACAGTACCACTATTAAGCACCCAAAGACGTGCAATTCAAACTATCAAAATGAAAGCAAAGAACTGCAATGGAGATAGTTCTTATTCGGAAACATCAACAAAAATTCAGTTGTACACAAATTCTTTATTGGCATTAGACGATGAAGCGGGAGGTATAACAGTATCAGATTCTCTTGGGAACGGCAGTACACACACTGACGATGCCAAAAGGATAACAGGGTTCGGGTCCTCGTCAGACACACCTTCATTCAATTCTGCCACAAACTACTACACCAGCGAAGCATGGACAGGTGCTGAGACTGTGGCGGGGACCACCGAAGCCATATCAAGATTTGGAACAATAAAACATTTCACAACTGATCTAAGTTCAGGATACCTACCAGCAGGTCCAGATTTGAACACAGGTAGAAACGGTGGTGAAGCACAGTACTACACATTCGCATTTAGACGAACACCAGCATCACAATTTTCAATCACAATGACTGGAACTGTTTCAGGAATGTTCATTGCGGCACCAGGTACTGCAATTGATTCGGCCTCTAGTGCCAACGGATGGTTGGACTGTTCAACACAGTATGGAGGATCAGGAGTTCCAGGTGGCAACTCAGGAGCAGGAGGAAATGGTTCTCAAGGTTGTGCGAAGACGGGTGGTGACAGAGTTGTTGATGGAACTAGTTATTCAAGTGAACAATTCACATTCACACTTGGAACAGAGAGTACAGCAAACTCGGTAGGCAACACTGTGCTTGTAAGAATTAAATTAAATTCAGGTGATAGCATAACAGCATTATCAGTGGGAGTAGCAGAGTAATGGCAATAGCAGATGCAAAAAAAGTAGACTACCTTTGGAAGAAGATCGGGTATGGTGCAACCAAAACAGACACCAATGCCCTTAAGGCGGCACCCAACGAAGCCATTGCGTCTCCTTTACTTTTAAGAGGTGACAAGACATGGAACCAAGCGAGTAGCATTCCTGCGACTATGCCAGGATCAAGTGCAGGTGTTGTCACAGTTTATCCAACAAGTGCTCCAGATGAGACCACTAACGATAACACAGCATCTACTAACAGGACATGGAAGACAGGATTAACAGACTGGATCCCACCAGAATTTGGTGCAACATACGGTGTGAAAGTTTACATACACACATCAGGCGATGCCGGCAATGCCGCGTCAGGTGGTACGCAAGTTTTTGCGGCTGGCTCTGGTAACAATGACGAATTCTTTTTTGATTATCAATCTGGTGTCATACACTTTATTGGGACGAACTTGCCTAATGGAGTAAACTTCTCAGGTAAAGCAGTTTATATTTCAGGTGCAAGATATTCAGGAACACTAGGATTACAGAACAACGTTGCAGACACAGGTGACTTCTCGTTCTCCGGCAACCAAGTTTCAACAAACAGTTCTAACGCCGACATGGAGTTTGAAACATCAGGAACAGGACAGTACGTGTTCCAATCAAACACAGGTATTATAGTACCAACAGGTACAACAGCACAGAGACCATCTGCACAAGAAGGTGTACTAAGATTTAACACCGAAACAGGTAGGTACGAGGTTTCCCAGGACGGATCCACGTTCACCAACCTAAGGACGGACTACGATGCGGACAATGTTGTCAAGGACATATTCGCAGGTGATGGATCAACACAGTCATTCACCATGAGCACTTCGCCTTCGGGGGTTGAAAACATTGTGGTATATATAGACGGCGTGATGCAGGAACCAACACAGAACTACACCATAACCGGTACAACCATAGACTTTGGTGAGGCCGCACACGCAGGTGCTAGGATATCTGTCTTACACGGATTCGCTGATTAATCTATAGTCACGCCCGTGGGCGTATAAACAATATCAAAGGTTTGTAATTGACTGGTCACCGTGTTCATCACTGAAAGTTCCGGCTTTATTTCCCAATCAAATTCTGGTTGCCTTATTATAAAATCATAACAGTCTTGTCCTGACTCGAACCATAATCTCACTCCAGACATCATGTAGGTCCCATCTACCTGGAAGTGTTTCCTGCATATTATCTTCAATACATTGTCAATCTTTATCCTGAACTTGTTCATTTGATCAACGAGGTCCGGTCGATCCTTCAATATTTCAACACTACGATTACGGCACATGGCCGGCCACATCAACTTCACGCTGTACCTGTAAATTATTGATTTATCTTGCACTGTCTATCAACTCCTGGAACTTGATGTAGTTGTCACAGAATCCGTTGTCCAGGTCGTCCAATTGGTATGTCCTGGGTGGGTCACATATGTACATGAATTTTGTGTTGGGATTTGCTATCATGATGCTTTTCAATCTCGTGAGCTCTGTGGGATTAGATATGTCATATCCCAATAGGAAAACTATCGTCTGTTTGAGGTACACCGAAAGCATAAGACTCAGCACCTGTGGTGAACATTTCTCTGGATCTATGTCATAACTTTTGAGGCCTGGGAACTGTGGGAGGCAGGTTACCCCATCAAAGAACACATATTTCTTGAATAAGTTCTCTGGTACTAACAATTCAGAACCTCTAAAGTTGGGTGAGTTCAGCATGTCCTGTAGATTGGTCTCTGTGTTCACAGTGGCGTAGTCAAAACTCATGCTCTTGTTGGAATTTGCCGAGGCGATCACTGGTCCCAAAGCACGGGCCTGTTCTATATCGAACCGTATGGGTAGACTGCCAATAACTGTAATATACGCACTTTTCATAGTCTTACGGTATTTAACACCACAAATAACGGAGAATCAAATAAATACCTACAGTTTTGCAAGACAACAATTATCGATAAGGGGAAACAACAATGGCAATAGGACGAATAACAGGACAGATGTTATCAGCGAACCTGGCAAGGTCAGGTACTGATTTAGCATTTGAAACAAATTTATTAGCCTTAGATGTAACTAACAGCAGGGTAGGTATTGGAACGGCTTCGCCGGCAACTACACTACACGTATCTGCAACAGACTCACTAAGACTACCATCAGGAACAACAGGTCAGAGACCAGGTTCACCAGCAAACGGTGACATCAGGTACAACACTACACTAGGAACCATCGAAGGTTACTCAGGTGGTGCTTATGCTAACTTGGCATCAGGTTCAGAACTAAAAGATGCTGATGGAGACACAAAAGTAAACGTTGAAGAAAGTTCAGACGAAGACGTAATCAGATTTGACGTAGCAGGATCTGAAATCATGAACATTTCAGCAAACGGATTATCATTCACTTCAGGCGGAATTACATCCAACTTAACAGTAACAGGAAACTTGACAGTTAACGGTACTACAACAACAATTGACAGTACAACATTAACTATTGAAGATCCACTAATTCAATTAGCAAAAAACAACTCAGGTGGTGACGCAAACACTTTCGACCAAGGTTTATTCTTAAACAGGGGTTCATTAGCAAACGTATCATTCATTTGGGATGAATCAGCAGACGAGTTTGCGGCGGCAGTAACATCAGGAGAAGATGGAACAACAGCAGGTAACGTTACAATTGACTCATATGCAAACTTGAACGCCAACATCACAGGTGGTGCGGCATTTACAAGAGCAGTTACATTTAACGATGCTTCAGCAAATGACCTAGACTTCAGAATGGAATCAGCGGCTAACACTCACCAATTCTTCTTAGATGGTAGTGCAGACGCAATTGGTATCAACACTAGTTCACCAGTATACGAACTTGATATGTCAGGTTCAACTGATGCATTGAGATTACCGGTTGGAACTACTGCTAACAGACCAACAGGTGCAACAGGTATCATCAGATTCAACTCACAGACTGGACAGTATGAAGGTTGCCAAGATGGTTCAACATTCGTTAACATAGCGATTGCGGGATCGGCGCCAACTTTCACGAAGGAAACAGCAACAGGTGACGGTTCGACTACAACGTTCTCAGGATTCTTTAGTTCGGCTCCAGAAAACGTGAACAACGTTTTCGTATACATCGACAACGTTTTCCAAGAACCAACTGAAAACTACACAGTATCAGGTACTAACATCACATTTACTTCTGCCCCACACAGTGCGGCAAGAATATTTGCGATCACAGGTGCTGACAACACTGCGTTAGCGACAGGTGGTGTAGCAAGATCTGAGACAAGTTCAGTTAACTTCACGTCAACCGCAACCAACATCATGACATTCAACGGTGCTTCATACAGAAGTGCTGAATTGTTCATACAGTTGACAGACACTGCGAACACAGAGTACGCGGCGATGAAAGGTGTTGTTGTACACAACGGTACAACTGCATTCATCACTGTACACGCAATTACAAATACTGGATCAAGTGATTTAGCGGCAATCACTTGTAACTACAACAGTGGTACAGTAGAAGTTAAAGCATTGAGTACAGGTGGCGTAACAGCGGCCAAAGTACAGTACTCACTATCAGCGGTATAGTAGGCAAAACTAGAACCCTAAAGGTAATTTTAAACGCTCTAACGGTAAATACAACTGTTAGGGCGTTTTTTTACGACTTAACATAACATTAATATAAATCATAAGGGATATATGGAACTATGACAACAAGAAACTTCAGAGTACATAATGGTATTTCGGTTGGTGATATTGTAATATCAGCAAGTGCAAATACAATCACAGGTTTGACTACCTCGGCACCAAGTGGTGACGGTGATGTAGCCAACAAGAAATACGTAGATGATTCATTAGCGGGTCTATCACAAAACAGTATTTCACAGTTAAACACGAACATCACAGTAACTGACTCAGGATCAAACGGAACAATCACGTTTACTGCAGACGGTAACAGTGAACTTGTTTTAAATGACACATCAGCAACGTTCTCAGGTAACGTTGTAGTGACAGGAAACTTAACTGTAAACGGAACAACAGAAACTATTGCAACGACTAACACGACAATAGCAGACAACATCATAGAACTTAACTCAGGAACCTCAACATCAGGAAATGATGCAGGTATCATCATCGAGAGGGGTTCAACTGGAAACAACGCGGCGATTATTTGGGACGAGTCAGCAGACAAGTTCACAATGGGAACTACAACTGCGACAGCGGCTGACAAATCAGGTGGTATCACAGTAGCAGTTGCAACATTGGTTGCCAACCTAGAAGGTACAGCGACAGCGGCTCAATATTCTGACGTTGCAGAAAGATTTGCGGCTAACGAAGTAATGGCACCAGGAACAGTTGTAGCACTAGGCGGAGCAGAAGAAATTTGCAAGGTCAACGAAGAAGGATCAGACGAAGTGTTTGGTGTAATTTCTAGTTTGGACCAAGCGGCTTTCAAAATGAACGGTGGCGCAGGTAACGACGAAACTCACCCATACGTAGCAATGACTGGAAGAGTAGACGTAAAAGTTATTGGTATGGTAAACAAAGGTGACAGACTTATTTCTGCATCAGTACCAGGTTATGCTAAAGCGGCTCAGAAATCAGAATGCACAGCATTCAACGTGATTGGTAGAGCTCTTACAAGCAAAACAACAAGTGGTAACGGTTCAGTATTAGCGGCAGTAAGAACAAGTCACTAATAAATATTTTTACTTTTTAGTAGAACACAAAGGGCGGTGGCAACATCGCCCTTTTTTTTATGACTGTACAAAAAGACTTTTCAGATAAAAACGGAAACTACGACATACTGTTGAAGCATGTTGCAGACAGGAAGTTGCGTAGGATAATCGACGTGGGTGCATGGTGGGGTCCATGGTCCCTCTTCTGGCAACCCCACGCAGAAAGATTAGAGATATTCGAGCCTAACAAAAAAATACTGCCCATGCTGGAACACAACATCTCAACGTACAACAACTGCACACTGCATAGGACAGCACTGGGAGAATCGAAGGGCACAGTGTCCATGGCATATGACACACATTCTGGCACCAATCACGTGACTGATTTCGAAGGGGACACCGAAATAAACACACTCGACAGTTACAGGTTTGACAACGTAGACGTCATCAAGATAGATGTCGAGGGTCTTGAAATACCTGTACTCAAAGGGGCAAAACACACAATAATCACCAATAGACCAATGATACAAATCGAGGGCAACTCCTCCGGTCAGAGGTATGGCATAAGCAAGAAACAGATACTGGAACTGCTGACCAGTTGGGGCATGACCAGAATAGAGAAGAAATGGCCTGATCAAGTGTGGATGTTCAAATAGCATAAATACTAGCACTGCTGTCGGCCGGCAATGATAACGAGGCCGTGTGTGGCGTATGCTACACTAACATTATTGTAAGGAGTACCCTAGTATGGCCATAGGTCGTATATCTGGGTCGGTACTGAAGTCAAATTTGACGAGGAATGGTACGGATCTGGCATTTGAAACAAACCTGTTATACCTCGATGTAACGAACTCACGAGTGGGAATTGGTACTTCCGAACCTTCAACAGCATTACACGTAAACGGAACAATCACTGCGTCAGGGATGACGGGGTTAAGTTCTCTAGGCATTTCTAACACATCGACAAGTGATTCTTTAACAATCACCACAACAGAAAACAGTTCAACAGCAGGACCAGTAATAACACTGAAGAGAAACAGTGCAAGTCCGGCTGATGCGGACTACATGGGACAGGTCAAATTCCTTGGTGAGAACGATGCTGATCAAGAAATCACATACGCTAAAATTACAGGAAAGATACAGGATGCCAGCGATGGTACTGAAGATGGATTAATAGAATTCATGAACAAGAAAGCAGGTTCGAATACGATCACTGCTAGATTAAGATCAGACTCATTACAATTACTAAACGGAACAAACCTATCTGTCGCGGGAACACTGACAGCATCAAGTTTATTATACCCAAGTGCGGATGGTAACAACGGACAGGTCATAACAACAGATGGTTCAGGAACATTATCATTTGCAGACTCAACAGGTGGCGGTGGTGGTACAAACACAGCAGTAGAAGAAATCAATTACTATGGTCTTGACACAACATCAGCAGTTATAGACCAGTTCGACTTGACAGAATACAGAGGTGCAATATACGATGTATCTGTAGAAGACATAGGAAATAGTTTCACAGGACACTTGAAAGTCTCTATCGTGCATGACGATTCAACCCCTTACATAGCAGTGTATGATGTTAATGAAGACTCAACTAGGATAGTAGACTTTACTGCGGCAATATCAGGAAACAATTTACAATTATCCGCGGCAACAAACACATCTTCAAACGTAACATTAAGGATACAAAGAACTGCATTAGGTGATCATCATGAGAGTGTAGGAAATACAAACACAAAAATTATTAAAACCACAACTGCAATCACGTCATCGGCAACAGAGTTAGATTACTTTACAAAAACAGATATTAGATCTGCAAAATATATCATTATAAGCAAGGATTCAACGCAAGGCGATTATTCAATACAAGAATTAAGTTTAGTCCATGACGGAACTAACGTGTTCATGAACACATACGGAACAGTGAGTTCCAGAACAACCTCGCCATTAACTTTTACGGCATCTATATCGGGCTCTACCGTTACTTTAAATGGTGCTACCACAATGGGCACCACGGCAACAGCATTATTGTACAGACTTGATTTAGGATCAAAAACAAAAATCGGAACATTTGACAATGTAACTTATAAAAAAGTAAAAGATGTTGACTCGGCTGTGGCAACAATCGATGACTTTGACGTTTACAAAAACGTTTCTGCAAAATACTTTATATCAGTTTCAAACAGTGACGAAACACAATATCAAAATGCTGAAATAACATTGAATGTAAATTCTGCTAAGAATGGTGCAACTATATCACAAACTAGTGTGGGCACAGGCACTTATGATCTAGCAACTTTCACAGCAGACGTATCATCAGGAAGAGCAAGATTAAGAATGGCAGGATCACCGGCAAACAACGAAATCTATATTGCCAGAATGTCAGTAACAAAAGAATTATCTTATTATCAAGCAACAGGATCTGGCCTCACAAAATTTACATATGATGTGCAACTAGATGACGGTATCGAATTGAAACTAGGTACTGATGCTGACACAAATATTAAACACACTGGATCTAACCTTAACATAAACGAAACTACAGGAAATATCAACATCAGGACTTATGCTGACAACAGTGATGTCACAATAAGTTCAGACGATAGCAGTGGTGGTCTAGCAGATTATATTAAAGCAGACGGATCAACAGGTGAAGTAAAATTATATCATTATGGCTCAGAGAAAATCAAAACAATTAGTACTGGTGTTCAGGTTGATAAATCTGTGGACATCATTCAGGGAAACACACACAGCCTACAAGCAAAAGACAGTACAGGTTCTTATGTGGCCAAGAACTATTTGCTTTGGGGTACTACAACAAATGCTGTTGAAACAGAAATATTTGTTGGCGGTGTAAGTGGTGCACGTATATCTGTAGGAAACAACACAACAATAAATTACTCGGTACAGGTTGTAGCACGTAGAACTGATGCAACAGGTGAATCAGCGGCTTGGGAACTAAAAGCAGTAGGTGACAGTTTTTCAGGCACAGTGGCCGACGTAGGTAACGTTTACGAAGTCGTTGTAGCAAGAGATGACACCAATTGGCAAGTGGATGCTCGAGCAGATAACACTAACAACGCAATTGGAATATTTGTTACAGGTGCGGCCGGTAAGACTGTTCGTTGGGTAGCAGAAATAGAAACATCGGAGATTAACATCGTATAATGACAAGACGAACACGTAGTTACCAACTGGACAACCAATCAAGGACGATCAAAGTCAACGGAAAGTCAGTCATTGACCTTTCTACATCTTCAACCAACACAATCAAAACCGTGGGTGGTGCGGCCGATCAAGCGGTACAAATGGCGGCGACAGGTGATTCCCAAAACATTGACCTAAGATTGTCACCCAAAGGTTCAGGTAAAGTAGACATCAACGACCAATACAAACTGCCAGCGGCAGACGGAAGTGCCAGCCAGGTATTGCAAACAGACGGTTCAGGAACTTTATCTTTTGCCACTGTTTCCACAACATCCATAGCACAAGGTAACTCGAGTGTGGCGGTTGCTGATTCAGGTACGGGTACAGTCACAGTACAGATAGACGGAGAGACTGTTGCAACCTATAGTGCCGCATTGGCATTTGACGTTAACAATGCCACTACTGCAATTAGATTACCCAACGGTACCACTGCACAAAGACCTTCGGGCGTAACAGGATTATTACGTTACAACTCAACCACTGACAAGATTGAGGGTTACACCACAGCCGGCGGTTGGGCAGAACTTGGTGCTTCTTCATCAAGTGCTGTGTCAGACAGTGGTGAATCAGTAATTGGTATAGGACAAAATGCTAAAAACCTAGATACTTTTACTACGACAGCATATGACTCTGCCTTATACTTTGCAATTACAATGGACGAATCAAACAACAATGTGGTCTCAACACAGAAATACAGTGTGGTACACAATGACACAGACGCCTTTGTTGCAACAACACACGCAACTGAATCCAAAGACGGACACGATCACATAGCCATCACAGCAGATATTGACAGCGGTAAAGTGAGAGTCAGAGGTACAGGTGCATCAGACATCAACAGTGTTAGTTGGTACAGATGGCCATTGGGCGACAACACGACAGACACAACGTCAGGAAACATAGGAATCTTCTCACAGGCGGATGCAACAAACGGAAAGACAAACTTCAATTCATATGTAGACACAGGATTTTCAACTTCTATCAACAACAGTGCAACTAAAAATTTAGACACATTTTCAGCAACAGGTGTGAACTCGGCTGTGTATTTTGCCATGATCAGAGATGAGACCAACAGTGATGTGATGATGGCAAAATACAATGTTACACACGATGGCACATATTCTTACATGAATCAAACACACATTATTAAATCAGATGAATCGAACAGTTACCCAACTGTGTCCACAGATATTGCCAGCGGCTCTGTGAGATTGAGGGGACAAGGAAACTCTGCACTTAACAGTATGTCCTACTACAGAATAGCACTTGGTGGTAGTACTGCCTTAGCAGTATCAGATGCTGTGAAAACTTTTTACAACAGCGATGTAGACTCAGCAACCGAAACTCTAGACTCGTTCTCTGCTGGTAGCAACAGAGGTGCAAAATATATCATAACTGGAAAAAATTCTGACACGGGTGTAACCTGTGTGCAAGAAGCAATAGTGGTGCACGACGGCACGTCATCATACATCAGTAATTATGGTACAACTTGTACAGCAGGTACCGACGCAATCTTTACCCTCACAACAGACATCAGTGGCGGAAACGTAAGATTGTTGGTCAGTGCTTCGTCTGCCAACTGGGCAATAATAGGACACAGAGTGCTGTTAGCAGACTCAATGAGCACAACATATGATGGTAGTACAGCAGATATACACAGAACACTTGCTTCAACAACAGTGAGTTCGTCGGCAACAACAATCGACTCATGGTCAACCAGTGACCACACTGGAGCATTTTACGTAGTAACAGGACACAATTCATCCGAGGCGGCGGCTTCCATACACGAGGTTATGGTATTGTCGGATAGTTCTAATGCGTATGTTTCAGCACATGGTATAAGTTCAAAAGGCACAGACCAATTGAACTTTACAGCAACAAACAGTTCAGGAACAATAGCATTGAAGGCCGCATCAACCAGTGGTGGAAGTACGTCAGTGAGTGCATGGAGAGTACATTTAAAAAGAGAAGATGCTGGTGCATCTGTAATTGACTCTTGGAGTGCGTCTTCATACAGAGGAGCAAAATATTTCTTAAGTTTAAATGATTCAGCAAACAACAAACTGCAAAACATCGAAGCATTACTTGTACACGATGGCACAAATGCTTACCTAACACCATATGGTGACGTACAAACTTACACAGGCACAGCATTGACAACACTGTCGGCGGATATATCAGGCGGAAATGTAAGACTTAAAGGACTATCAGCACAGTGTAGGATTACTGGTTACAAAATATTATTATCAGATTCAGAATCAGCAAGTGACGGTGACAACGTGGCAACGATTGCAACAACGACAGTGAGTTCTTCAGCAACACAAATAGACACATTCACGTCAGACACAGCGACAGGTGCCTTTTACATTGTTACTGGTTACAACTCATCAGAAGCCTGTGCCAGTATATCAGAGGTCACTGTGATCAGCGGTATAACGTCAGACGGTAGCACACAGGATGCCTTCATAAGTGCCGGTCCAACAGTATCAACCAAAGGCACGGATCAACTGACATTCTCAGCAACATTCAATGGAACAAGCACAGTTGTAAATGCCGCAAGTACATCAGGTGGATCAACATCTGTCAGTGCATACAGGGTTGACTTGTTAAGAGCGGCGGGAGGTGCAGTTGCAGTGAACTTAACAGTTGCGGCAGACCAAACAATAACAGGTGCAAAAACACTTTCAAATACTGTTGTTAAAATGACAAACTTACCTACCAGTGATCCAGGAGTTGCAGGACAACTTTGGAGAGATGGCACAGATCTTAAAGTAAGTGTTGGTTAAACAATCAAGTCTAAAATAGTCTGTAACTTACCCTTAATACTTTTATTATTGAGTGTGTTTCTAAGACCCATGTGTAGATTCTTGGGCCAACATTCAAACGCACACCAACAGTATCCAGAATGTTCTGCGTTTAATTTTGGAATGAATTCCGCATCTATGGCTATGAGGTATGTGTGGAAGAAAAACTTCTGATCATTTGACGTGAACATCTCTAGTGGAATTACTTTCTTGAATTTAGGTGTAACACTAACCTCTTCTTCAATCTCACGTTTAAGTCCTTCGAAGGCACTTTCTGTGAATTTACTTTTACCGCCGACCAGTCCCCACATGCCCTGTGTCTTCTTGTCGGTCCTTTGTAGAAAAAGGAAACGTTTCGTGCTTGTTGAATAGAACAATGCACCTGAACAAACTATGTTATCTTTCATAAGTTATTATAACAACTATGGAGTAGTAGCGTCAAGGCTTGAATTGTATCCAGGACTTGCGCCGCCATCTAAAACAATGCTCCAATTACCCTGTGTGTACACACCCTCGTAAGATTTGACCCATTCCGTTCCGTTGAATCTGTACTGTATGCCTGTGTTAGAGTTGGTAATGTAGTGTTGTGTTGAATCTGGGTGTGATGCGTCAAACTTCTTGACCCATTTGTTAGTGTCGTATTCTATTATATCACCAACGCTGGCCACTATTGATCCCCATGCTGAACTTTGGAAACTTGCAGTTGAATCTCCAATGTCGTTTATAATTAGATATCTGTCGCCCGTGGTAGGAGTTCCTGGATCAAACGTTGCAGGATTTATAATTTTTTTAACTGTCGGACCTACCGGTGCAGGTGAATTGTCTGGTACGGTGTCCTGATCTATTGTGTAAAGTAATATAGTGTCATCCAGTGTTGAAGTTGCTATTGTACCTATGATCTCGTTTCCGTTTGGTTGCATCAATCTTATCTGTGATGTTCCGTTTGTGACTTTGCCATACTGGTCGAGTAATGTTTTCCAATTCACAGCAGGTCCAAATGTGTCAAATGGATCAAGATTTGAAGGAGCGTTGGCACCTGTATGGAACCCATCTCCGCCTGACTTGACACTGGTACCTGTTGTACCCAGCAGTCTCAGTTGATTTCCCGTTACCAACAATCCAAAGTTGTTTGGTGTTATGTAACTTCTTGACGTTAACTCGCCGTCTATCAAACCTTTTGCTATACCGCCATCGTCGTCGTATATGCTCATTATGATTTTCTGTACCACACCTAGTTTTTTGACTTTGACCGGTGGTGATAGCCAAATAGGCATTGAAAAAGTCAGTGTCGCAACATCTATCTCCGTGTCTGCACCCACTGGTATTGTCCTAGAACTGAAGGTTGTGCCTGTTAATTCGACATAACTCAAACTTGTCCAATCAATGTAGTTGTCAGTTTTCTGTATCTCGAAGTCAGGATTGAACAAGTAAAGTATTTGTTCCATTATCTGTAATTTTTGATCTGTGTTTGAACTCCATATGTCTGCTGATACTTCTAGTCTAAAAGGAGAAGGCATAACTTTTTCAACAGTGTAACCGGCGCCTAATTCATTTGTGTAATTTCCGTCACTGTCAACACGTCTTTCTTTCAAATGTTGCTTTTCTATGTGATAAGGATTTTGCATTCTTTCCCTATCATAATTTAATTCTCTGACATAACAAGCGATTCTAGGTGCATATTGTAATGCGTTTTCGCTGTTATTCCTTATAATGTTTGCAACCTGTCTTGTGGGATCTCCATATGTCACAGGAACTGCCCGCAGTGCCACTGATCCATCACTGGCTTTACCCGTTTCAACGGAAAAATTACTCAATATCCTTATAAATTGAGTTAAAAATTTCCTAACCTGTCCTTCGTAAAAGTGTAGCATTATTAATTGTCAGCCTTTGGTTTCAACGCATCTGTCAAAGATTGTCTTTGTTTGACAGTCAATCCATTAATTGTAGATTCTGTTGTGTTGTTGACAAATCCCGTCTTGTAATTAGCTCTTGAATCGTTGTTTGTTGTAGTAATTCTAACTGAATCTTCTATTTTAATCCATCTGTTTCCGTCATATCGGAACAGTCTGTTTGGCAGGTAATCAGTTCTCAAGAAGTAATCTCCTTTGTCAACTCCTGTTGTCGGGAATGATATACCAAAGCCTGCAGGATTACCGTTAGGGGCAACACCGTCACCATCCAAGTAAAATCCATAGTGAGAACTTGCAGGTGTGTCTATTGTTGCATTTACAGTTGCGTCACTACTTGCTCTTTGCTCTTCCGTGTTAACATTCTCAGTCCTGATATTCCCTCTTTCGTCTATAGGTGCAACATAATATTGCTTATAGTTAAATCCTGCTTTTGGAGAATCTTGTTCTGCCTGTGCAACAATCTGATCATTGATTGTTTTTTCTCTGTTGTAGGTGCTCATGTAGTTGGCCACAGAACCTGTGGTAGTTGCGTCTCCAATTACATCTCTGAATTCTTGTGAATCAACTAGTGACTTCATTTTCAATCTTAATAAGTGTGGCCACCAAGTTTGAGAAAATCCTTCTGCGGCTCTGTTTACATCTTCCACAACATAGTATCTTTTCAATGCAATTGGTATGCTTTCATCTAATGAGTAATCTTCCTTCATGTGGGGGAACTCTATCACATCGCCCGACATTGGTTTCCTACCGATTCTCTCTACTATGTCATTTAGGTGTACAGTTAAAAATAGTGTGTCGTTTTGCAGGAACATTCCAAACTGCGATAAGTTGAAATCTTGATCCTGCACGTTGTATATGCCTCTAACAACATACACATCGTCTCCATATTTTCTGTCTCTGTTCTCTAAAAACAATAGATCTTGTATTGTTGTTTCGTTTAAATCTGAACCCGTTACTCTGGGTTGGCTTGGAGATGCTGGTCCATCTTTGTTTGTGTCACCTTGATCATATGGGCCAAGGTATTTGTGGAAATGTAGGTCCGTCCCGCCCACCGTGAACATCTCTTTTATGTTACGGTCAAAGAACTTGTAGTCATTGCCCTTTTCAGGCTTAAAAATGGATAATCTTGGCATATCATACATATTTATTGCATAGGCAAAGGCTATAAATATGAGTATGTCAGAACTACAAACAGGACAACAGGAAATTTTCGATTACGTTAAGAACAACCTCGGCGAGGGAATGATTGACGTTGAATTGGACCCAAAACACTATCAAACGGCACTAGAAAGAGCGATCAACAAATATAGACAGAGATCGTCAAACGCCGTGGAAGAATCATACGCTTTCTTAGAATTAAAGAAAAATCAGAATTCATATATTTTACCAGATGAAGTAATCAACGTGAGAAATCTTAACAGGAGAACTGTTGGTTCTAGAACAGAAGGTGGCGAAGGTGGTACATTGTTTGAACCATTCAACTTGGCATACACAAACACTTACTTGTTAAGAGCAGGTGCTACTGGTGGATTAGCAACTTACTTCGCTTTTGCTTCGTACCAAGAAATGGTGGGTAAATTATTTGGAAGTTTCATTCAATTCCACTTTGATGTTGCTACTAAAAAGTTAACAATCACACAAAGGCCAAGAGCAGACGATGAAACAGTTCTAATGCATACTGACAATTATAGACCAGACATAACATTGTTTAAAGACATCTATTCTAAACCATGGATCAGAGATTACACACTTGCAGTATCTAAAGTTATGATAGGTGAAGCAAGAGGCAAGTTTAACACGATAGCAGGACCACAAGGTGGCACAACATTGAACGGTGCAGAATTGAAGCAACAAGGACAAGCAGAAATGGAAAGACTTGAAGCGGATATAGGAAATTACGCAGAAGGCGGAACACCACATAGTTTTGTTATTGGTTAATTCATAATCATATATTTTTAAATAACAGTATCATGGACGATTCTCGATACAAGAAATATAAAGACTGTAATATAGACGAGCTGGAAGAAATTGTCAACGATCTAGAAAATATGTCTATCAGTGCTTTAAAAAGTAAAAAACTAGACATCCGGAAATCTATTCTAGGTGCGGTAAAAGAAGCCAAATTAGTCATTGAAAAACGCCTAAAAAAATAGTATAATAAACCTATGTTGATAGGTATAGTAGGTCTGATAAGTTCTGGAAAAGGCACAGTCGCGGACAGACTCGTGGAAAAACACGGTTATCAAAAAGACAGTTTTGCAAAAAGTTTGAAAGATGCTGTTGCGTCCATGTTCAACTGGGACAGAGCCATGCTCGAAGGAGACACAGAATCCAGCAGGCACTGGAGAGAACAGCCAGACAAGTTTTGGAGTGAGAAATTCGGCAAACCAACCACGCCAAGATGGGTGTTGCAGTACTTCGGTACGGAAGTAATGCGTGGGCAGATGTACGACGGCATTTGGGTGGACAGTTGTATCGGCAGATACAAGGGTCAGAACACAGTGATAGCAGACACAAGATTCCCCAACGAAGTGAAACAGATCAGGGAACAGGGTGGCAAAATAATACTCGTAAAAAGGGGACAAGATCCTGACTGGTTTGTCAATTACACAGAAGGCAACATAGAACCCAAGGGCATACATTCTTCTGAATATGCATGGGCAAAAGAAGAGTTTGACTTCGTTCTTGAGAACAATGGCACAAAAGAGGAATTATACGCAAAAATAGACGACCTAATCGTCAGCAACAAGATCTCCCACTCTCCAGCCAAGACGTCTGACCCCTTGCAACCTTTGGCAATTGGCACAAACTGTTTTTAGATTAGAAGTAGCAGTATTACGTAGATTCCCATCAATAAAATACACATCCAATTGTGTTTGATTTTGTGCTTTGAACCCACACAGTTCACACTTACGTTTCTTTTTGTAACCCGAACGCTGTAATGCAGTGATCCCACCTATCTTCTTGTTGTGTTTTTTACGATTGCAAGTGTCACACAGACTACGCCAATACACGGTCGGTCCTTTGCGATAAGCATAGGCCCGCGGCTTTGCTTTACACTCTTTGCATAATGGTCTGTTTTTGTACTGCATACACGTATTTAAGTCGCCTATATAGGCACCACGAAAATGGTAAGAATTGTCGTAAAAACCGTATGATTGAATAAATAGTTCTAGTATATACGTACAACTTGCAAGGAGAATACGAAAAATGGCTTTAACATCACCAGGAGTAGAAGTTAGTGTAATAAACGAAAGTTTCTACGTACCATCAGATGCGGGTACGACACCACTATTCATAGTAGCATCAGCACAAGACAAGACAAACGGAGCAGGTGACAGTACGGCGGTAGGAACACAAACTGCAAACGCCAACACTGCTTACTTGATCTCGTCACAGAGAGAATTAACAGAGACTTTTGGAGATCCAAAATTCTACACAGACGCATCAGGAAATTCATTACACGGTTATGAATTGAATGAATGGGGTCTACAAGCGGCGTACAGTTTCCTAGGAGTTGCCAACAGAGCATTTGTCCTAAGAGCTAACGTTGACACAAACGGTTTAATTGGAAGTGCTTCGGCACCGACAGCGTCACCAACAGATGGCACATACTGGTTTGACCTTGCATCAAGCAGTTATGGTTTATTTGAATGGTCACAGACTAATCAAGCATTCACAACAATTACTCCAACATTGATCACATCAACTAGCGATCTAGTTGGCGGTGTTTCAACTGGTGCACCAAAAAGTTCAATAGGTGTAATTGGTGATTATGCAATCAACACAACACACGTTACAAACAAGATCTACAAGAAGACGGCAAGTAACACTTGGGTACAAGTTGGTTCAGAAGCGTGGAGCACATCACTTCCAGTGGTAACAGTTGCTTCAGGAACAACAGTGACAAGTGGTCACAACATGAAGATCAATGATGTTACAATCACAACAAGTGGTACAACACTGGCAAACGTTGCGGCAGTAATCGGATCAAATGTAACCAACGTTACTGCAAGTGTAAATGCTACAACAGGTAACCTAGAAATCTTCCACAACGGTAAGGCACTAGGTGACTCAACAGGTGGTACTAACACAATAAGATTCGAAGAAGGAAACGGAACATTAGTAGCGGACTTAGGAATAACTTCAAACACTGTGTTAAACGGTGCTAAATTCTTACAGGACAAACACACAAACAGACCAACTTGGAAAACAGCAGACGAGAACAGACCCAACGGTTCAGTTTGGTTCAAGACAACTTCTGCAAACTCAGGTGCGGCTCTTGTTACCAAGATTTACAATTCATCAAATGCTAGTTTCTCAACAGTTGCTAGTCCATTATACGCCAACCATGCATCAGCGATTTTCAACCTAGATGCGGCAAACGGTGGTTCAAGTGTATCAGTTGGAACAGTTTACGCACAGTACAACATAACTGAAGAGTCAATGACAGCGGCAGATGCCACAGATGCAACTCCAAACGTTGGTGACTTCCAATTATTCAGATACGAGGGTGGAGCGACAACTATCACAAGTAACAGCACAGCACCAAGTTTTACAAGTTCAGAGAAATTTAAAATAGCAGAGTCAGTTAAGAATCAAGAAGGATTAAACTCTGCTGTTGAAATCACACTTGGCGGAACAGGTGCAGATGATTTTATTGCGGCAGTGAACGGTGCGGCATTAACAAACGTTTCTGCAAGTAAGACAACTGCAGGTGCGATTGTTATGACACACAAACTGGGTGGTGAATTTAGAATGTTTGACACATCAGGAACACCATTAGCAGATGCAGGTTTCAGTCAAACAACTGCTCACTCTTATGGAACATACACAGCAAACAGTGGAACATTGATTGACAACTTGTATGACATACCTACTGGCGACACATTAGATTCAAGTGCTAACACAGGTATCGTAGCAAGTAACTGGAAGAGATTAAGTTACACTGCTTCAACAAGTGCACCAACTAATGAACCGGCAGACGGAACATTATGGTATGACACTTCTACAGACGAAGCAGACATCATGGCACACAATGGTACAACTTGGGTTGGATACGCAACAGCATACGCAACTACAGATCCAGAAGGTCCACAGTTTAGTGCAACAGCACCAACTACACAGTCAGATGGTACTGCACTTGTAACTAACGACTTATGGATTGACACTAGTGACTTAGAAAACTATCCAAAACTTTACAAATACAACACATCAGCAACTTTAAGTTCTACAAACACAGCGAACCAAGTAGCAGTTACTACAACTGGTGCGGCGTGGGAACTAGTTAACAAAGCAGACCAAACAACAGAAGACGGTATTGTTTTTGCTGATGCTAGATTACACACAGCGGCTGACAAGGCAGATTCATTGTCAACAGGCGGTGCAGGAACATTCAGCACAATCAAAAATTTATTGAGCGATGGCTTCCTAGACCCTGATGCTCCTAACCCAGACTTATATCCACAAGGAATAATGCTTTGGAACACAAGAAGATCAGGTTACAATGTAAAAGAATACAAAAACAACTACATCACAACTGCGAAATATCCTGGTTCAGGATCAGCAGGTTTAGGTAACATCAGAGCAAGTAACGAATCTGTTGCTACATACTTCCCAGACAGATGGGTAACTAAATCGAGCAACAACGCTGACGGCTCTGGATCTTTTGGAAGAAAAGCACAGAGGAAAGTGATCGTTGAACAGATCAAAT